CTTATCCATAGTCTGGAAGGTTTCGTCATCTAGCAGATCGTAGTAAACGTCGTTGTTAACGAAGTAAACGATCTGGGAAGGATCAAGACCCCAGGTACCTAGATTCTTGCGAAGACCACGTAGAGTGGCGGTTGTAACCTTGTCAGCAATAGCAACTTGAGTATTGGCAATGGCAGCTTCGTAACGAACCAGACCCTTGATAGGATCAGCGGCGCTATTGGCACCTAACAGAAGAGCGCGGTCCCAAGCCTTGGACATTCTGCGAACCATGGCATCACGAACAATAGGTAGAAGGGCAACGATAGCATCGTACTCTTCTTCATTGGTTAAGAACTCCTTGGTAGCTAGCTTATGAGCGGTAATGCTAAGCTCTTTGAGAGCGTGCGTTTGAGCAGCACCAGAAGAGTCTGCAGAACCGTACTGCGCTGTGGTAACCCAGTTGGCATAGCCGGCTTCGGGATTAACCGGGAACGTAGTAGTAACGCCGGGCATCTGAATATTGCGGAAACGGGGGGCAACAACAAGGGCTCTGCGGATTTCTTCCATTAGGTTTGTGGAAACAATGTTTTCCCACTTATCGGAAGGAACGTGAGCACCGTACTTTTGTACAAGAGTTTCAAAAGCCTTGGTTTCCTGAACACGTTTGCCAGTAGCCTTAGCAAATAGAACCGCTAGTTCCTTTTCGGCATAAGTGACTTGATCTTCGGCAGCTTGCTTTTCTTTGAATTCCATCTTGGACTTCTGCATAGCTAACAGCTCTGCATTCTTTTCGGCTAGCTCAGCACGTAGACCCTCAACGGCTTCGGCGAAAGTCTTTTCGCCATCTTCAACACGCTTTTGAATATCGGCCAGGAGGCGCTCGGCGCCAGATTGGCCCACTTCGATGCCCTTAGCAGCAGCACTTTCAACGGCAGACTTAATCATTTGTTCGAATTCAGTTTTATCCATATTAAATTCCTTTTCTTCCTTTTCGGAGGTATCTTGCGTGCCAGCAGTTTCTGGTTGTGATTCTGAACCTTCATTGCTGGCCGTAATGAAGGACTTCTTAAAGTTTAGGTATTCCTCTTCATTAGAAAAGGATTTAGCAAGATCAAAAATTGAGTCTTGGTTGGCAGGTACGCTAACTACAGAAATCTCTAGTAGTTCGAGTGCCTTAATTACAAAAATATCAGTGGCTTGATCGTAGTTAGCATCCTTGACCAAGAAGCCGATTGAAAAACTACGAAGTACTCCGTCTTTAATAAGCTGATAAACTTCTTTTGCTGCCTTTGAAATTTTTGCAGTAATTTTTAAACCCTTTTCATCAACTACCAAGTCTGTAGCAACGCCTATAGGATTACTATGATTATGGTAGGCTAGAATGATTGGGTTCTTTTTGTAGTTTAGTAGGGCTGCTTCGTCCCAAGCGTAGCTAGGGATAACGTCGCCATATCTATCCTTACTAACAGTGTTGGCATACCCTGTAATAATTACGGGCTCATCCATACTATCGGTAAGCTGTTTTACTTCGAACTGGCTATAAAATTTGATTTGTTTATCCATTAGTCCTCCTCTGAGGGTCTACCCCCTTTGGAGGGGTCAGCTGCTGAGCCAGCAATATTTGCTGGTACTCGTATTTCATCTCCGCCCGCTATCTTTTCGTATCTTAGGGCAGTTCTAGCTTCATTGGGTGTTAAAATACCGCCATTTACTAGAGTGGAGAGGAAGCTAGCTTGGTCTCGTAAGTCTGGCTGCAGTGCCGAGACTTTATTTGGTTCTGGTTGAATATCGTATCCAAAGAACAACTCTAAAGCTGAGGCTAATTTACTTACAATAGGTAAAATAGTCTCTAAATAGAACATACGTAAATTTGGCTGAATGTTAGCGTTATTGCCACCGTCTAATAAAATAGGAGGTACACCAAGAGCCAATAATACTTGCCGATCTTTTTGTTCTATACTTGCTTCAAAATCTAGCTCTTTGAATGTAGAGTCAGATAATTTATCAATCTCTAGTCCGCCATCAATTACGAGTGGACGCTTTCCACCACGAGAAGGGTTATACTCAGTCATCCAGCGCTGAATTAAGCGTTCTTTTACTTTATCACCTAGTACATTGGGGCTTTTTAGTACAAGACCCGGAACTGCATTGTTTGAGAAGAAGTTTTTCTGGAAGTCTAGCATCTTTTGGCGAACTTCCAAGATTGGTAGAATACTAAGCAATCTGGAAGATCCTCTAAATACAGATGTACTAGAGTTATCTGCTATATGTATAATTTCATTTGGTAAAAATGTTGTACCGTTGGAATAGGTGTATTCTTTGATGTACGTTTTTGAATCAGAGACAATGCTCATATTTTCTGCTGGAAGATGGTAAAGATAGGCTCCGTCATAGTAGATAAACATATTACCTTCTAGTAGGAAATCCGTATACAGTAACCTTAAAAACCTATCAGCAGACATATAGGGGTTTGGAGTAAAGTTAAGTAAGTTATGCAGCTTTTGTTTTCGCATACCTACTTGAGTGCTCGCTACGCCACTAATTTTCTCTAACACATCATAGTTAAAGCTAGCACAGGCGTCGATAATATAATCAACTCCACGTCTAACAACCGGAATATCGTTGTAGGCTTTAACTACGTTAACTGGAACGTATCCATTATCGGTACCACCAGACTCCAGTGCGATGGCGGATTGAGCAGGGTTTAGCTTCTCTACAATCCATTGTCTAAATCCCATAGGCTAATCCTTGTATTACTCGGTGGGATTTAGCTTTTGTTTTTGCTTTTCAACCCACGCAATTTGCTTTTTAGAGGTAGCAAGCGGTGGCTTAGCCCCATAAATATTATGTAATTTTTGATGGTGTGTTTTGCATAGCGTAACTACCTCATCATATATTTCCACTCTATGCGCTTCTATAAACTCATCTCTAATGGCTAGAATATCCTCGTCGGTATCTAGCTTGAACCCATTTTGCTTGGCCCAACGTTCTAGCATTAGTGTCATGCTAGAGTAGTGGTGTAGGTCTAGGGGCTCTGTGGCTCCGCAAATATAGCATTGAGACTTTTTCTCGTATGCAGCTTTTGCTCGATCACGAACCCATTTAATTGAGTCCCGCTTTTTTTGTACCATAAATTTTTACCTTAATGTGTGTATTCTACCCCAAGTACTGAAAAAATTCAACTATATTTACGAGATTCCGCCAACATTTACTCCATAGGAATACAGGGCGTAGCGAAGTGCATCTGCCATGTGTGAGTAGCGGTCATGTACAGGTGTTTCTTTTTGTAAATTATCTTTGTCCGACCAACGATACTGGTCTAGGGAGGCGATAAGCTCTTTACACTTAGGATCTACAATCAATCTATCCTGCTCTACTAGAGCTTGTACAAATGCAATGCCATCTAGTTTAGACTTGTGGGCATTGATGGTTGTAATATCATGATTTATTGCCCAGTCATGACGAGTTTGTTGAGCAGCAGAGTCAATAAAAATATACTGAATATCATATTGCTCTTCTAAACGTTTTATTTCTACAGCATGTTGATCTGTAGTACGCTCTGAAGCATAGTACTCTTCTAGGGCATAAAACTTTGTACCATCAGTTGCTAGAACAATACCAGCAGTTGCATCCTTAAATCCAATATCCAAGCCCATAATAACTTCACACCTTTGGTATTCAAATTCATCTAGGCTTTGAATGCAGCTATGCTCAAAACTAAAAATCTGCCCCACAAACGAGCTAAAGGACGCTTCGTATTCTTGCTCAAACTCTGCTTTAGACATAGTAAGTCTAGCTTCCTCAATGTCCCTTTCCACAGCGCGAGGATTCTCCCGCCAGTCTGCGTGTAGTGAAACCCACTGAGGATACTCGGGTAAAAATCCGCGGTCAAAAAAGCGTGAAAACCAGTTCATTTTACCACGGGGCGTAGAGATAAAAATAGCCTTAGAGTTTTCACGATCTAAGGTAGGGCGTAGTGCAATGTTAAAAGCATCCTCGCCAGCTTGAGAAAGTGCGGCTTCATCAAAAAGAACCAAGCTATAAGACCTACCAACACAACTATCTACCTGAGACACTGAACCCATACGAATACTAGAACCATTAGCCAACTCAAGTATTCTGTCCTTTGTGTTGTCCTTTGCTACCTCTAACTCGAACTTCTTTACATAGTTGCGCTGTAGCTCAAACGAAATAGAGCTCAATGAATAGTTTGGTGACATGATTAGGACGTTCGACTCAGGCACTAAACACACCAATTGCGCAATCATGTTAGCTACAGTAGTTTTTCCTACTCTGCGGCTGAAAGCCGCCACCACGAAGCGGTACTGTGGATTGTTTATGGCGTTAATTAGTGCAATTTGGGGCCTATTTAGTTCACCATCTATAATTCGTCTAGCCCTTACTTCTTCTACATATCGCTCTACTGGAAGCTTTAAAAATCTAGACTCCCTAGGAAAGATCTGTATGCTATCTGCACTAACATCTTTACGACTAATTGTTAACATCTAGTAGCTTATCCAGTAGCTTACCATAATTCTGGTCACCATAGGGCGCAGTTCCATTAATTTGAATATTGGTCTGCTGTTTTACACTTTGAGCCTTAGCGGCCTCTAATTTAGCCTGTGCGGAGATTTCGTCCATTCGCATTTTATGTGCTAGAGTTAAGATCTCCAAAATATCTTTACTAGAACCAATCTCGGCCTCCTCCAACTCTTGGAGTTTCTTTTCTATAATCTGATCCATTAACTCTGCAATCTTAAAGCGGTTACGATAGCCGGAATTAAGGTAGATATCATTAACAAAGTTCTTGACTTCGGGCTTTTCCAAGTACTGCTGCACTTGAAGTGGAGATAATTTGAGCTCCTGAGCGGTAGTTTCTATGCTCTGGGTTTTTAGGTAAATCTGGGCGATTTCATAGCCTTCGGGGCTGATGGGAATTATTTCGTGCACTTTTCTACTCCTTTAGTGGAGTCTAACATACAGGGTACAAAAATTCAAGTAGGATTTTGTTTGATTATACACTTACTCAGGTTTATACATCTACTCAGGTTTATACACCTAATTCTACT